GACGATTTAGATATTAATAAAAATGATTTACTAGCTTTTACTAATATTATAGATAGTATATCTGTTTATAAGCAATATCATAATGTTTTCAAAATAAATCCTAAAATAATAATATCAATATGTTTAAATAATTGTAGTGAATTAAATATTAATTACTTATCTAGATTTTTTGAAATATTTGAATTAAAAAATGTATTAACTAATTAATTTTATTTATTAGAATATAATTATTATATTTGCAAATATCCGAATAACCAACGGATTAATATACTCTAACATAAAAAACATTTAAACCATTATTGGTGTGTTGACGGGGGTTAGAGCCTGTCTAGGGTTGGTAGCCCAAACGCATCAATAATGGTTTTGTAATTTTATAAATATGAAAAACAATGAGCAAATTTAAGAAACCAGAATCAAACCCATTACTAACTCCAGTAGACTATTTTAATTTCTTTGGAACTTTTGAGCAAATTTTTGAATCAACAAAGGGTTGTATATCTTATACTGATAATTCAGCTACATTTGTTACAATAGAAAAAACAGGAGAAATAACTTCTAAATCTCCTACTTTTGTTTTAAATAAAAATGGATTAGTTGACGTTAACAAACAAAATTCTTTTGATTTAGCAACAGGACAAAGTATATCAAAATTTATGCTTTTAGCTGCAGTAAAATTTAAAGGTAATACTAATCACGCTATTAGCTTTATTAATTTTTATGTAATGAAAAGTGATATACCTTATATCCGTGTAGGTATTGATTTATTTAAAGTTTTTAATAAAACTAATAGATATGGTGTGCCACAAACAATATTAAAAAAATGGGACAAATCAACAATTACAGATGATCACGGTAAAAAATTAATAGACCACATTAATAGATTTGACGATTTTACTATTATTCCAAATAACAAGGAATTTATACCTGTTGAAAATAACTGCTATAATCTATATTCTAAATTCTCACACGAACCATTTGATGGAGATGTTTCATTAAATGATATACCTACCACAATAGGATTAATAAAACATATTTTTGGAGAACAATGGGAACTTGGATTAAAATATATGAAGGTTATTTATGAGCATCCTAAACAAATAATGCCAATATTAGCACTTGTTTCAACTGAACGTGAAACTGGAAAAACTACATTTCTTAATTATATTCAAATATTATTTGGCGAAAATTCTACGTTAATCAATCCAAGTGATTTAGCTTCTGGATTTAATGACTCATACGCTACGAAAAATATAATTATGATTGATGAAACTGTGATTGAAAAACAAAATACTGTTGAAAAACTTAAATCAATAGCAACTGCAAAATCAATGTCAGTATCTCAAAAATTTGTAGCGCATTATTCTGTGCCTTTTTTTGGTAAAGTTATTATATGCACAAACAAAGAAAATGACTTTATGCGTATTGATGACGAAGAAATACGTTTTTGGGTTCGTAAAATTAACCCGATAAAAGGAAAAAGAAATACAAATATTGAAGAAGATTTAACAACTGAAATACCTAAATTTTTAAAACTATTAACAGATTTACCTGATATTGATTTTTCATTATCTCGTATGGTATTTACTAAAGATGAAATAAAAACTACTGCACTTGATAGTATTAAAAACGAATCAAAATCTAGTCTTTGTAAAGAAATTGAATATCATTTAGATTTCTTTTTTAATAACAATAATGTAAATGAATTTGAAGCAACTGCAGGAGATATTAAAAATGAATGGTTTTTAAATAATAATCAAATAAGTATATCTTATATTAGAAAAGTTATAAAGGAAGAAATGAAAATTGAAACACTAAAAGTTAAAAAATATCTACCTTTTAACAAACATTCTCAGACAACTTCAATGATTACTGGCGCACCTTTTTACTTTCGTTCAAAAATTGAAAAAGAGCAAATTATTGATAATCAGAAAGATATAATAATAAATAATGAAGAAATTGATTTTTAAAGTAAAAAGTAAAAGTAAAAAACGTTTTACAAGTTACCACGAAAAAAAATATACTAAAATAATTTATAAGAATTTTTAGTATTTATATATATATATTTTACTTATATATATATATACTTAATAATCAGTATGTTACAAGGTAAAAAATAGGTAAAAAATAGGTAAAAAATAGGTAAAAAACAAAAACAATATGGCAAAACAAAAACAATCACTACAAAATTTAACAGACCTAGACTGGTCTATTAGATGTTCTCAAACTTCAATGCGTCCTGATTATGTACCTAAAACTACATTTACTGATAAGACTGCTAATGGTCTTACTAAGTGTATAGTTAGTTGGTTAAATTTAAACGGATGGCAAGCAGAACGTATTTCAACAACTGGACGTTATATTGATGATTCAAAAATGGTTAAAGATGTTTTAGGTAATACTCGTAAAATTGGAACAGGCAAGTATATTAAAGGTAGTGGAACAAACGGATCAGCTGATATTTCAGCAACAATTAAAGGATTATCTGTAAAAATAGAGGTTAAGATGAAGGATAAACAATCAGATGCACAAAAGGAATATCAAAAGAATATTGAACGTGCAGGTGGTATTTACTTTATAGCCAGAGATTTTGACGAATTTATTATGTTTTATAACGGATTAGTTAACCCTTTTTAACAATTAACGAAAAATTAAAAAATATAGAAAACCCTTTTTAAGATTATGGAAATAAATATTGAAATATTGAAAAGATTAGTAATTGCTCACGATATTGCAGAGCATTACGATTACGTGCCTTCATTTGAATTAGCAGGCTCTATACATCATAACTTAGGATTATGTTCGATAGAAGATGCAGAATCTATTTGTAATGAGTTTAATGGCAATAGTCCAGATGATATACTGTTTTTATTAAAATCAGTTATTAAAAAAATATAAAACAATTAACGAAAAATTAAACAAATAACATGAAAACAGCAATGAATGAATGGATAGAGTGGCTTAATGCATATTCCTTTGAATTACCTTTAGAATTACAGATAAAAGCTACTGAAATACTACAACAAGAAAAACAACAGATCATCGATGCTTACGATGCTGGATTAATGGAACAATCAAATTCAATAGATTATTATAACAAAACATTTAAACCGATTTAGATTATGAAAATAGAAGATTTCACAAAAGCATTTAACTCAAATTAAAAAAATTAAAAAAACAAATAAACATGAAAACAATTACAATCCTAGCATTAGCATTAATTTTGACGAACTGCGACAAAAAGAAAACAACCAAACAACCAACTCAACAGCAACCAACTTCAAAAGTATGGTGCATTTACTCTAATTTTAACGGTAACAAAGCTTATCTATACTGCGCTGCAACCGAACAGGAACGTAATGAGAAAATGACTCAGTACTCTCAACAAGGGCTAACATTGTACCCAACAACTGAACAAAAAAATAATTGTGCGGAATGTCAATAATTTTGTATATTTGCAATATTAATGGATAAGAATCAATTGATTACCATAGCTGCAAACTCTAAGTTGCTAAGAAATTTAGCAGTTAAATTGTGCAACTATCGGGACATTCACAATGATCTATACCAAGAGTTCTTACTTTATTTATGCGAAAAACCTGATGAATTTTTATTAAATAAATACAACGACGCTCAATTCATCTCATATTGCAGCAATTGCATTAAAGGTTTAAATTCACACAGGTTAAGAAACAATGATCTAGTTAACACTAAATGTCCTATGGTAGAAAACTGCAACAGATTTCATGTATTAGAACATGACTATTACACTGAATTTGATGACAAAAACGAAAGGGTTACTAAAATGAATTTGAACGCTGACAAATATCACAATGAAAATATCTATGATTTTGAAATTGATGAGAAAATAGAACAAATATCGAAAATTGATAAATTTAAAAGCGAAGTGTTATTTAAGTCAGTTGTTACTAGTACTAGACAAGTAGCTCAAGAATTAGGACTTAACCAAAGAAAATTGATATATCAAAACGACAAGTTTAAAAAAGAATTAAAAAGAAAATTAAAATAAAATGGAAACATTAGTAAAACACAAAGGATTTATTGAAATGGTCGCAAGGGATTTAATCCGTCCAGACGAAAGCCAACAAGTAGTTAAAGAAATTTTAGAAGCTTATTCTAAAATAGATAGTACAGCCGAAATATTAGTAGGTTGCTCAACTTGCGAAAACAAATTCAAGGATACGTTTAAAATTATATTGGCTTATATAAATAGTCAAGAAGAAGTAGTAGTTCTTAAAAAGAAAAAATAATGGCAACACTTAGTTTTGAGGAAGTAGTGGCTAAAGATTTGCCACGAAAAAAGAAAAAAGCACATAAAAAAAGAATGGCAAAAGCAATATCTGAATTTAGTAAAGCTTGGAATAAAATAAACAGCCTTTCTATAAAACAACTTGAAAGTATTTAACAATGGCAAAATCAATTGACTTCATAAACGAATTACCTAACTATGCTGATGCATACATTAAAGAGTGCTTGTCACACACTAAAGAGGTTGCAACTGGTTCAGGTAAAATAGTAAAGATAGAAGATAGGCATATACCTACTATTGCTTATTTTCTTAACATATGGCTACCTTTATTGAAATTAGATACATTAGGTAGGAATACTTACTACGAGTGGCGTAAAGGTGAAGATGAGTTAAAACGGGACACTATTAAAAAAATAGATAATTTATTTTTGGCACTAGCTGGGGATATAGTTGCAAATGAAGGCAAAGGAATATTCTACGCTAAGAACAAATTAGGTTGGACAGATAAATTGCAAACTGAAAATACTAATGTGTCGATTCTTAATATTGACCCGATTGATAAACCAATGGATTAATGCCACTCAAACAAACAACAGCGCTTCGTAAGATAGCAGCTTTAAGAAAAAAGTATAGAGCTGTTAGAGGTGGTCAAGGCTCATCTAAAACATTTAGCATATTAACCATTCTTATTAACCACGCTAGTAGTAAACCTAATAGGAATATCTATGTGGTAAGTGCTGAGTTAACTAAGATGCGAGATACTGTTATAAAGGATTTCGTTAATATTATGCGTGAAGCTGGTTTATTTAGTGAAGATAGATTTCTTGCAGGTCGTGAATATCGTTACCCAAATGGTTCAAATATTAAGTTTATAGGATTAGATAAAGAAGATGTCGGTAAGGGGTTGCGTTCTCATGTTGTTTACTTCAATGAGGTTAATAAAGTTAATCAGGAAACGTTTAGGCAAATGGCTTCCCGTTCAGATAATATCTATTTGGATTACAACCCCGATGCTGAATTTTATGTTGATACTGACATACTACCTAGACCAGACTGCGACTTCATACAATTAACTTTCAAAGACAATGAGTGCCTAAAAGAGGGTGAGCGTGACGAAATTCTAAACTATTATAATCAGGGTTACAATGAAGACGGAACGGTTAAGAATAAATACTGGGCTAACTTATGGCAAGTTTACGGATTAGGAAACATAGGCAATTTGATAGGCGTTATATTCGAGAATTGGAAAGAATGTGAAGATATACCTAAAGAAGCTGAGTTCATATCCTATGGAATGGATTTTGGGTTTACGAATGACCCTACTACATTAACAGCCGTATATCGTTACAATGGTGAACTTTACTTTGATGAATTACTTTATAAGACTAAGCTAACTAATAGTGATATAATTAAAGAGTTTGAATCATTAGGAATTAAACGACATGATATGATTGTAGCTGATAGTGCTGAGCCTAAAAGTATAGAAGATATTAGAAGGGCTGGGTATAGAATTGAAGGTGCTAAGAAAGGCGCTGATAGCATTAAGAATGGATTAGATACTTTACTAAGGCATACAATCAATGTAACTAAACGCTCAACTAATTTAAAGAGTGAGTTAAGAACTTATCGTTGGGCTACTGATAAAGACGGCAAACAAACAAATGTTCCCGAAGTAGGCAACGATCATGCAATAGATGGCGTTCGTTATGTTGCATTAAATAGGTTAAAGAAATCAACTTTTATAATTCAATAGTTTTGTAAAAACTTATATTTTTTGGTATATTAAAATGTATGAATATACCTAAACGATACGAAGATTTAACAGTTAGTCAGTTTCAAGAACTTGAAGCGCTAAAAAACGATGATACACTAGACAAGTTGGATAAGTCAATTAAACGATTATCTATACTATCAGGCAAATCAGTTGAATATATTGAAACATTAAAACCTTCTTTAGTTTACGAAAAGTTATTAGACGCTATCTTCTTAATCGAGCCTATTAATTCAATGGCTAGTCCTGAGTCGTTTACTTTAGCTTATAAAAAATTTAGATACATTAAGTCTATTGACCAATATACAACGGCTCAACAAAAGGATTTCACAGAAATATTAAAGGCTAACAACAATGATTACATTGCTTGTATGCCTGAGTTAATGGCTATTTGCCACCAAGAATTAACTCTATTTGGTTGGAAATATAAACCTGAAAATCATTTTAAAAACGTAGAACTTTTTAAGCAAAGTAAATTAAAAGATTCTCTAGGGGCTGTTTTTTTTTATTCAAATTGTTTGAAAAGTTACAGCGTGATTATAGAGGATTGTTTACTGAAAGCAAACGAAATGATACAAGCACACGCGAAAACGATGATGGAAGACCGAGAGTTTCAGACTTTTTTGAAAGGTGGGGATGGGAATACTCGATTAGCTTAGTCGTTCAGGATAGCGGATTAAGTGAAGATGATATTTATAATTGGAATGTATTAAGGTTCTATACTAAGTTAAGTTACTTGAAAGACAAAGGAAAATTTGAAATAATGTTGAATGGCTCTAAATGACGACATAAAAGATTTACTTAATGAGTTTGGTTTAAAGCTCACCGTTGATACTAAGGCATCATTGAAAAGTAAGTTGGACGCTAGGGCTGCTAAACATGGTGGTCGTAAAAGAACAAGTCGTTTAGAGAATAGCGCAAAGGCTTTGCCAATAAGTTACTCGGGCGGTGTTTTAAGATTTACATTTGTAATGAATGACTACTGGGACATTGTTGACAAAGGAAGGAAACCGGGAAGTGTTAGCGAAGAGGGACAAAATAAAATATCAGAGTGGAGCGGATTAAGTGGATTTGCTGAAAATATTAGAATATCTGATTTAGAAGCTAGGAAGGAAAAGCAAAGCTTATCTAAACGAAAAAATGGATTAAAGAAATTAAAGAAGATGCCATTTGATAGGGCAAAGAAAGCAGCTGGTTTTTTAGTGGCACGTTCTTTAAAGAAGAAAACAATCGAACCTACTAATTTTTTTACCGATGTTATAAATGATGGTAGGATTGAAGAATTACAAAAACGATTATCCGAATTAATAAAAACGGATATAATAATAAATATTAGTAACTAATGGCATTAATACAATATCAGATACCACAAGCATACACTCCAGCTTATAATGACCAAACATTTCTGTTTAAATCAAATCAAATTGCATTACCTGATTTTAAATACATTGTTACAGTTCAAGTAAATGGAGGTACTATTTTTACTGAAAATATACTTCAGCGTCCTGACGGGTATTTGGTTTACGATCCTATTGAAATAGTTAAGAATTATATTACTAGAGATTACTTTAACCCGACAAATTCCCTTTGTAAGTATGCAGAAGGGAAAAGCTGCACGGTTGAGGTTAAGATTAAAGAATATTATACTGGTTCTATTCACGCAACTACTACTATTAACTACATAGCTTTTGATGCTTGTCTAACAGATGAAGATTTTAGAAATTATAATTATCTTAACTACGTTTCAAGTGCTTCAAATATTAAGTTGCTAAGCAACGTTGTTAAAGAATTTAACGAACCTGAAAATATAGCGGACGTTAAGAATGATATTTGGATTCACTTTTTTAGAAACTCAACTACTGACATTGTTTTGAAAGTATATAATGAATTAGCCGTATTACAAGGCACTATAACTTTAACTATTCCAACTACTAATCAATTAATATACTACGCTAACATAGGCTATAAGACATTACTAGCTAATGGTTACACTCCTTTAAACGGTTGGAGTGTTGGGGTTGAGATTAAAAACGGTGCAACTGTTTACTATTCTACTTCATACACATTTACTGATTTACATACTAAATATGAAAAATTCACTATTCAATATTTAAAACGCAATGGAAACATACAGCGCTTTAATTTTGAGATGATTAACTCGGTTACTGTAACAAAGAAAAACAATACAGTTAGATTGAATCCTAAAAGAATTATAGGTGGGTTAACTTATGGGTCTAATGTTTGGGAATCTGAGACAAAAACAGTAAGCACTCAAACGGCAAAGCAAATCACATTAAATACTAATTGGATTACAGCTTCACAAATTGAAGCACTTGAAGAGCTTTGGGATAGTCCTGTTTCGTGGATAGTAGACGAAAACCAAAATTATAAATCATTCACTTTAACAGATAGTAGTTTGCCTATTCCAAAAGGATTTGGAGATCCATTGTTGAGCATGAAAATTACTTGCGAATATGATGTTAAAGAAACTAGACAAAGAGGTATATAATGGCAGTAGTAACTAGATTAGAGATTTTTAATAAAGATGGCAGCGGTTTACAATCACAGCCATTCAATGATAATATACCTGTATCTTTGAATTTTAACTTAGCCGATGTTAGAGAGCCTGATAAGCGAAAAGCATCTAGGAGCTTGACAATTTCAATAGACGCATCAAATGAAATTAACAAATGCTTTGAAAATATATTTGAAGTTAATATTGCAACTCAATATTTTAACAAGAATTTAAAAACCCCATGCAAATATTTTGTAAATGAAATATTAAATTTTGAAGGCAGTTTACAATTGCTTAAAATAGTTAAGAGACCTGATAATAGCATGGTTTACGAATGTTCTATTATCGGAGAAGGTGGTTCTTTGTTTGTTGAGATAGGTGAAAAATTAATCGTTGGAAACGCTAACAGTTCGGAAGACTTGGACTTTAGTGATTACGATCATACATACAATAGAGCTACCCAAATAAGTACACGTGCGAATTACGGTACTGGCTTAGATGTTGTATATCCATTCATTGATAAAGGTAGTAACGGTGGGTCTGATACTGTTTGGAATACAACTGATTTTTTACCATGTTTTCATTTAAGGGAATACATTGAAAAAATAATTACAAAAGCAGGTTACACATTTACAAGTTCAATACTAGATAGCGCTGAATTTAAAAAGTATATTGTTTACCCAAATCTGACAAGCATACCACTGTCTCAAAGTCAATTAGAGAATAGACAATTTTACGTTGGATTAACTGCTAATAGTGTAAGAACTGCTAATAGTGCATGGGTAAATGTTAACTATACTAATGAGACAAGTGGTGATGGATTCTTTGATGATGGCTCTCAAAGTGCAGGAACTTATGCTATAATTAACGATAGCGGATATTATAATATCGCAGCTGCTGACTATTACAGAATATCATTTACCCATACAGACCCATCAGTCGTAAATGCTCAGGCACTACATCAAAGCGGAAAAAGAATTAGAAAATCAGGAAATGGTGGTATTGGCTGGTTTAATTTGTCATATGAAAGCTATGTTAATTATGATAATAATGGATCTAAAATAAACATTAACACATATTACTACTTCACAAACCAAGTAGCAACTGGCGAACAGTTCTTAACGGCTGGCGACTATTTAGAGGCTCAAAGTTATTTAAGGCTTTTTGGAATTACTTACTACGATGTTAGCAACAACGTTGTAGCAACAGGAACTGGAACTGTAACAATCGAATTAATTAGTGGAGCTGCAAAGACTTCGTTTTATGCACTTGCAACAAGAAAAGAGTTAATAGCTGGTAATACTTTGTTAGCTCAAAACGCTTTGCCAACAAAAATAAAACAAAAGGATTTGTTAATGTCAATTGTTAAGGCTTTAAATTTGTATATTGACTTAGACCCCGATGACAAAACTAATTTAATCATTGAATCATTTGATACATTTTATAATACTTTACCTATTTTAAATTACGAAGGCAAAACAGACGAAGACAAGGAAAAGACTGTTAACGTAAATATACTAGATAGCAAAAGATATATTTTCAAATATAAAGAGGACAAAGATAAATTTAACGAACAATATAAAAATACTTGGAACGAAGTTTTTGGAAGTGAACAGATAGATATTGAAAATGATTTTAGTAAAAACGACAAAGTAACTGAGATTATTTTTTCTCCAACTCCAAACGCTGCAAACTATGGTTTAGGCATTGCTCATCCTCGTATTTACAAAGAAGAGCAAGATGGAGGTATTACAGTTAAGAAACCAATAGTGCCAAATATTAGGCTATTAGTTTGCGGTGGCGTTAAGCAAACGGCTAATCCATACACTTATAAAGATTTTGGTAACGCTGATTTAATTACGAATGATTATCTATACGCTGGGCACACGGACGATCCGTTTAATCCTACTATTGATTTGAATTTTGGGTTACCTAAAGAAGTTTACTACACATACGTTAATACTTATTTTACAACAAATAATTTTTATAATCGTTTTCATAAATACTACATTGAAAATTTAACTAACAGAGATTCTAAATTTGAAACTAAATATTTGTGGTTAAATTCAAAAGATATTAATGAATTTAATTTTAGACATAGAATATTTAGTGACGGCGCTTATTGGATTGTAAACAAAATTGAAAATTACACTCCTTTAAATGAAACGTCAACAAAATTTGAGTTGGTAAAATTACTAACTGCAAATGTTTTCACTCCACAATCAATAAGAATAATTGAAATTGAAACGGTATCGAGCGGAAGAGATGTTTTAACTGCTCGAATGAACACAAGTTTAAATGTTGGTAAAAATGTTATTAATTTAGGTGAAAATTGTATAGCTGTCGGAGAAAACATTTACATTCCCGAAAGTTGTTCTAATATAACTGCCATTGGAAATAATATAAAAGTAGAAGAAAATGTAAGTAATGCTAGTGTAATTAATACTAATGATGTAAGTGTTACTACTAACGGTTACAACGCTATAAATGGAGTTACCTCTCAAACAAATGTTTTATTCGTTCAAACCTCAAACAAATCAGTAACTAATACAACTACTGAAACATCATTGATAGGCACAGGTTTGGGAAGCGTAACTATACCAGCTAGTAGCTTAAATGTTGGTGATGTTATTAGAATTAAAATTAAAGGAGTTTACGCAGCTATATTTACTTTACCTGATGTAGTTGGTTATTTTAAAACTAGATTTAAAATTAATGGCACTACGTTAGAAACAAACACATGTAATGGAATTATAGACACAAACCCTGATTTGAGAGATTTTGAAATTGAAGCATTAATAACAGTTAGAACAGTTGGTAGTAGTGGTTCTTTTATGTCGCACGGAACAATTAATTACACTAAACTAGATGCTGCTAATACTTTTTATAAACTATCCGAATCACTTTGCTTAACAGCTAGTATAAGTCCTATAAATACGACTATTTCTAATACATTAGATTTTACAATGGAGTTACAATATTCTAATGCTAATACTGGAGTGATAGTAACTGAATGTTTAATTGAAAAAATAAGAATATGATAGAAAAAATAGAACTTTTAGAAAGCCTAATGAATAACAAACCTAGTCAAGTAATAGTTGACGGGTTAATATGTATTCACATGTGCTTAGATGTTGCAGTAACTGGTAATGATGATTTAATTAAAGCATTAGAAAATGGCAGAGGATAAAAAGATAGCGATAGAAGTTGAGGTCAAGGGGACTGAGGAATCTATAAATTCCGTAAAGGATTTAAAGAATGCCATTAAAGCTGCTAAAGACGAACAAGTCAGAGCAGCTGCCGTTTTCGGTGAAAGCTCAAAAGAGTTTGTCGATGCTAGTAAAAAAGTTTCAGCTTTAAAAGATAAAGTTGACGATTTAGCGGATAGCACTAAATCTTTAAAAGGTAGCGGCGTAGAACGTGCAAGTGAGGGATTTAATCAATTAGGTGAAGGCTTAAGAAACTTAGATTTTGATAAAGTAAAAGTTGGTTTAGTTGCTATGAAGTCCGCATTGGCTGCCGTAGGAATTGGATTAATAGTTCAGGCAGTAATGTACTTAGTAGAAAACTTTGAAGAGCTTTCTAAAGGCAGCGGTGTGTTAGCTCAAGTATTGAGAGGTGTTGGAGATGTTATTAATTCAATTACAAACGCTGCTTATAAATTAACCGACGCTTTAGGGCTGACAAATAGCCAACTCGACAAAATGGGTGAGGCTACTGTTGAAAATGCAAACGCAGCTAAAGACGCATTAGCAGGACAGACAGCGGAATATGATAGGCAAATAGCAGTAGCAAAAGCTAGTGGTAAAAGTGCAGTTGATTTAGAGATAGCAAAACAACAAGCTATAATTGAAACTAACAAAGCATTAGTTCAGCAAACGATAGCGTATGTAAAACAAGGAGGCGTTTTAACTGAAGAGCAAAACAAACTACTTACTGAGCAACTAAATGCCATTAAAAACGCTGCTACTCAACAACAAGTAATTACTTTAAATGCTGAGAAAGAGAAAAATGACAAGTTATTAAAACAACAAGAAGATTATAGAGCTAAAAAGAAAATACAAGACGATATTCTTTTAGCTGAATCTGACGCTTTTTGGGCAAGAGAACAACAAAATCAATTAGATAATCAAGCCTTAACAGACCAAGCTAGAGCTAAAGAAGAAGCTGACCAATTAGCTTTAGAAGAAAGACAACGAGCTCAAGACGAAGCTATGGAGTTGGGGAAAGCGGAAAGGAATAGAATATCTTTAGAAAATTTAAGTAAACAAAAAGAAGAAGCTGCTAAAAAGGATGCTGAGAATGAAGCAATGTGGAGAAACAACTCTTTAGAAGCTGCTCAATCTTTAACGAACTCTCTACAATCTTTATCAGACGCTTACTTTCATTTTAAAACAAAGAACCTACAAAAAGGTAGTGCCGAAGAATTAAAACAAGCTAAAAAACAATTTGATATTAATAAAGGTATTGCTATTGCAAACGCTACTATATCAGGGATTCAAGGGGTTGTTAATGCTCTATCTGCTCAATCAGTTATTCCAGAACCATTTGGATCTATTTTAAAAGGTGTTACGGCTGCTGCTGTTGGAGTTACTGCAGCTGTTAATATATCAAAGATAGCATCTCAAAAATTTAATCCCGGTGGCGGAGGTGGTGGAGGTGGTGGAGTTGCAGCCGTTGCAGTTCCTAGCCCTCCAACAATTAACACTCCAAGCGCAAATACAAATAGTTCTACTTCTTTCGATGAAACGGGGAAAAAAGTAGGAGGTGAAAAAGAACCTATTAAGCCAACTATTAATGTTAATTCAACTGTAAGCGTTAAAGAAATAAATGACAAACAAAACGACGTGAAAGTATTAGAAGAACAATCAACTTTTAAATAAAAAAAATGGAAAAGAAACTACCAATTTATTACGCTACGATCAATGAAGATCTAAACGGATTAGAATTAAAACAACAAGGCATTCAAAATATCGCTTTAGTAGATAGTCCTGCTATGCTTACCGAGTGGTTAATGTTTAGCGAACATAAGCCTGTTGAATTTAAAATGGCACTACAAGAAGAACAGAGAATTATAACAGCCCCTGTTATTATAGCTGATCTACCTATCTATCGTAAAGTTGAAAATGAAGAGTTTTATGTAGTTTATAAAAAAGACACTAACATGCAAATACTTCAAAAATATATGAGTGACGGTAATCAAAAGAAAGTAAAATTAACACATGACACTCAGGACTTGTCCAAAGGCGTATTTGTATTTGAAATATTTATGAGTGACGAAAGTAGAGGTATTACAGCTCCAAAAGGATTTGAAAATCTTAGTGACGGGACTATCTATTGTTCTATGAAAGTCAACAACGACGCTATTTGGAAAGAAGCAAAAGCTGGTAAAGTAAACGGTATTTCTTTAGAGGGTTTTTTTGATTTGGAAAAAGAAATTGACTTAGACGAAAAACAAATCGAATCTATTATCTACAATCTCATAAAAAAATAAATTGTAAAAAGCAAATTTATTTGGTATATTAATTTAGAAACATTAAATAAAAAAAATATGAATTTAAGTGAAAAAGCAGAAAAAGCAGTTGCCACATACTTAGCAAAGTTCGGTATTAATTTACCAGCTAAACAAGTAGAGCCGACTGTTGCAAAATTAGAAGACGTTAAATTAATTGATGGAACTGTTCTATCTGTTGATAAAATGGAAGTTGGTTCACCAGCTACATTTACTGGTGAGGACGGTGTTGCTATCCCAGCCGAAGGTGAATTTGAATTAGAGGACGGAACTAAAATTGTTTGCGCTGCTGGTGTGGTTACTGAAATTAAACCGAAAGAAGTAGAAGCACCTGTTGCAGAGGTAGAGCCTGTGGAATCTGAAATGAAGGCTATGCTATCAAAATTATCTGAGCGTTTAGATGCTTTTGAAAAAAACAATGTAGCATCAAAAACAACTTTAGAAGCTGAATTATCTGAAACAAAAAAAGGTTTAGGAGTTGCTTTAAATGCTATTAGTGAATTAAATGGCAAAGCTGTTGCCGTTAATTTAGAATCTCAAAAGCCTTCTAAAAAAGCTACTAAAGCTTACGAAGAAATGAGCAACTACGAAAAAATGTTATTTAACAAAGGTAAATTATAAAAACAAAAAACATGGCAAAAGAAAAATCTGAATCAGTAGTTAATCCATTTGAAGAAGGAGTTAATTACAAAGTATTCTTAGAAGCATTAGGCTCTAATAAAATTGAAGACTATTTAAAAGACGTTTGTTCTAAAGAACAAATTGAATGGTTAATCGAAGATTTAAAACAATATAAACAAAAATAAAAACAAACAATTATGCCAATAAATTTTACAGGCTCAACAAGAAACCACTCTGAGTTAGAGCAAATTACAGAGGAATTATACCAAGACTCAAAAACTCTTAGAGAAAGAGTAATTGATATTGAAGAAGGTCACAAATCAGGAACAGATGTTTACGAAAGTAAAGTAGATGTTACAATGACAGCATTAAATACTGGTGAGGTAACAGCAACTGGTAACATTGCTTTAGGTGTAAATAGAACCCCTGTATCTTTAGTAGCTTTCAATTACGAAGATCGTATTAATGATAATTCATTAAAAGGCACTAAATTCGAAAAATCAATGAAATCAGGTGCTTATGAAGTAGTGTCTGACGAATTTGACAAAAAAGTATTAATCCAAATTCAACCAGCTATCGGAGCTGATATTGAATCTAAACTTTGGAACGGTGCAACAACTGCAACTAAAGCAGCTATTGCAGCATTAACGCCCGGCGCAGGTCAAGGCTCTATTACAGCAGCGGCTCAAGCAGCAGTTGCAGCAATGCCTACAACGTTATTTGATTCATTAGTAACTAGAATATTATATAATGACTCTCAATCAAAAACAGTACCTGGAGCAGGTTTAGGTAACTATATCAAAGTAACTGGCACTACTGTAACAAGTGCTAACATTGCTTTAGAATACAGTAAATTATACGCTGGAGCTGACCAAAAAGTAATTAATAGCGCTGGTGAATTACCAATGATTTTTGCGCCATTAGCCGATAGACAACTAATAAAAATTGCTAACAATACAGTAGGGGCAGCGCAACAAGTTAATTTTTTAATTGAAGGGGCAGGGGCAAATGAAAAAATTTACTACAATGGTGTTGAGATTTCATTCCACCCGATCGGAGCGACTTTTAGAGTTTTAACTTTACCTAGTTATTTGAAAGTGTTAACAGATGCAACAAGCGATTTGAATAGTTTACAAATTGATAAAGTGGCAAACGGTGCAATGCAACGTTACATTAAGAATACTCAAGCTATGGCTACATGGGTAACTAATCAACGTTATATCACTTTATACGGTGGATAGAAAAAAATGAGGGGGTTTTAATTAATCCCCTCTTATTTATTAATATTAAAATTATAAAAAAATGCCTTGTCCATTAACACAAAATTACGCAGTAAAAGACTGCTTAACAA